TTTTTTACTGTGCTGATACTGCAGCGAATAGAATGTTTATTATGTCTGATGGTGATTTAAGGAATCACGACAACTCTTATGGCTCAACTTCTGATGAAAGAATTAAACAAGATATACGAGATAGTAATTCTCAATGGGACGACATTAAAGCTGTTAAGGTTAGAAATTATAAAAAGAAAGATGATGTAAGACAGTACGGTGACAAAGCTTGGGAACAAATAGGTGTTATCGCTCAAGAACTAGAAGCCGCTGGCATGGATAAATTAGTTAAAGAGTCTGACCCAACTTCTGCTGATATTCTTTCTGACGCATCATTTGGAACACTTTACGAGGATGGCGACACCATACCTGACAATAAAGAAATAGGAGATGTTAAAGAAGTTAAACAAAAAGTTAAAGGAATCGGTTACTCTGTTCTTTACATGAAAGCCATCAAAGCATTACAAGAAGCTATGGCAAAAATAGAAGCATTAGAAACTTCAAACACAGATTTAAAAAATAGAGTAACGGCATTAGAAGGATAAGTATACAAAATGAGTTATATAGGAAGAGGTTTACAATCAGGAGCGTTTAGACAACTCGATGACATATCATCAGGGTTTGATGGTTCTGACACTACACACACTATGCAGGTTAACTCAGTTGACGTAACTGTTGGTGATGTGAATCAAATACTATTATCGCTTGGTGGTGTTATACAAAATCCAGGCACAGACTTTACTGTATCAGGTAGCGTATTAACATTTACAACAGCTCCTGCATCAGGATTAAGTTTCTTTGCCATACTACTAGGTTCGGATAATGGCGGAACAACGACACCGACTGATGCCTCTGTTACCGCTAGTAAATTAGCAATAGCAGGCGGTGAGGTAAAATTAGATGCAGACGGAGACACTTCCATAACTGCAGATACAGATGACCAGATAGATTTTAAATTAGGTGGCACAGATTTTATGTCACTTACTGCTACTGGTGCGACTGTTACAACCAGCGGTAGTGCTGCAAATACTTTAGAACTAAAATCAACAAACGCTGATGCAAACGTTGGTCCAATCATAAAGTTGAATAGAGATTCAGCTAGTCCTGCTGATGGTGATACTTATGGCAGCATAGATTTTTTTGGAGACAATGATGCGGGACAATCTACAAGACTTGGCGATATATTTATGGTCATGACAGATGTTTCTGATGGAACAGAGGACAGTAGATTACATTTTAGAACAATGAAAGACGGCACAGTAACAGATTCTATTCACATAAGCCCAACAGAATTAGTTATTAATGATGACCAAGTTGATAGAGATTTTAGAATTGAAAGTGACTCAAATGCTATTTTGGTTAAAGTACAAGGAGTAAACGGAAATAACTCAGCAGGATCGATTGGTTTTAACTCTAGTAACGCTGACGGAAACTTTATTGAAGCTGTTAATCCACAAGGTGGTGCTTATGCAGCTAAATTTGAATCTAGTGCGAGTACTGGTGCGGTATACCTTTTAAGTATAAAATTTTCAGGTCAAGCACCAGACGATAATAGTAGTTATATGATTAACGGTAGGGATTCTTCTACAGGCAGGTTTGCTGTTTATGCAGATGGTGATGTTGTGAATCATGACAACTCTTATGGGGCTATTTCTGACGAAAGAATTAAATCAGAGATAGTAGATGCTAACTCACAATGGGACGATATTAAAGCACTTAAAGTTAGAAACTATAAAAAGAATGAAGACATTGCTGAATATGGAGATAAAGCATGGGTTCAACTTGGAGTTATAGCACAAGAGTTAGAAGCCGCTGGTATGGACAAATGTGTAAAGCAAGAAGTTTTATATACAGATAATGACCAAGACACTAAAGAATATTTATACACACAAAAAGACAAAGACCAAGGTTTAATACCAGAAGGTAAAGATGTAGGTGATGTGCAAATAGCAAAAAAAGCAAACGTTGGTGACATTAAAGAATATAAAACAGTCAAGTATTCTATTCTTTACATGAAAGCTATTAAAGCCTTACAAGAAGCTATGGCGAGAATAGAAGCATTGGAGGCTAAATAGTGTTTGGCATTAAACCTTTCGCAGTATCCGGTTTTGGAGCGTTAGGTAACGACGAAACATTTGCTGCCGTAACCGGTAATGAAAATACTATTTCTATAGGCAATATTACTACTACAGGTGCTTCTGATTTAACACTAACTGGTAGCGCTGTTACATCTGCAAGTGGAACAGCTACAGTAACTGCTGGAGCAGTCTTTACTGTAACAGGTAGTGAAATTACAGCTTTTGTTGGTGATACAACAGTTACAGCTGCTGCTACTGTTGCTGTGACAGGTAGTGAAGTTACAATATCAGCAGGCACAGGAAATTATAAAGCAGGTTCAATTAACAGTGGTGGAACTAATACTGTTACTGCAAGTTCTGGAACAGTAACCATTACAGCTGATTGTGTTGTGGTTCCTACAGGTAGTGGATTAGTGGTAAGTACCACAAGCGCTGGTGTAGTTACTTGGAATGAAATTACTACAAATGCTAGTCAAACGTGGACAGAAATAGCAGCATAGGATATATTTAATTATGGCAAATGACGCAACAATAAGTATTACAGCTACTTTATTACCTGATGAAATTGCTAAAACAATTACTGGTTCTATGACAGTAACTCCTGATGATGCAAACGATAAATGGTACTATAAAAAAACAGAAGTTACGACAACAAGTGCTGATTTAATTGCTGGTTATTTTTTAGATTATACAAAAGTAGATCAAGACACAGCTCCAACAGCGGTGGCTTCTGGTGATAAGGTTAAGTTTTTATTCGTTAAAAATACTAGCGCTGCTGACGGGGTTATGATATCAATAGATGCAGGGACAGCAGCTAATAATTTAGCTGATGGTATTTTTATAGGTGCTGGCCAAACATGGTTTGGTCGACTACCTAATGCAACTGTAGCAGACATCCATGCTATTAGTTCTGACATAGGCGACGCAGGTGATGCAAGTGCAACTTGTCTTGTCGCTGCATTATTGGATGACGTAGGATAGGAATAACAAATGGCATCATCATACTCAACATCATTAAAATTAGAAAAAATGACTACTGGCGAAAAAGCTGGTTTATGGGGTACAGTTACAAATACTAATCTTGACATGCTTGAACAAGCAGTTGGTGGCTATGTTGCTCTTAGTTTAGCATCAGGTAATCAAACACCAGCTATTAGTGATGGTGCAGCTTCTGATGGTAGAAACCAGGTTATTAAATTAACAGGAACATTAACTGCAAACAGACAACTTATATTTCCTGATTCATGTGAAAAAACATATGTTGTTATTGATGGCACAACTAGAAGTTCTAATCACTACACAATAACAATTAAAACAAGTTCAGGTTCAGGTGTAACCATGCCTGTTGGTTCTACAATGTTAGTTGTTGTAGATGGAACAAATGTTATTAAAGGAATTACAGAAAGAGGTTATATTACAACAACAAGCGCATACACTGCTGTGAAAGACGATCAAGTTATGGTTGATACTAGTGCTGCAGCGGTTACAGTTACATTACCTGCTAGTCCAAGTGTTGGTGATGAAGTTCATTTTTTAGATTCTAAATTAAGTTTTGGATCAAATAATTTAACCATTGGAAGAAATAGTCAAAAAATAATGGGAAATAGCTCTGATTTAACTGTTAGTACTAATGGTCAAAACTTTACTCTTGTTTATGCTAATTCCACAAAAGGATGGATTAAGAAAAGTTTTGCAGGGACGTAAGGAGAGTTTTTATGGCCTTATTGGACTTTCAAATATTACCCGGTATAGACAAACAGAATACCACTAAAGGTGCTGAAAATCGTTGGATTGATAGTGACAATGTTCGCTTTCGTTATGGTCTTCCAGAAAAAGTTGGTGGTTGGTCTTCTTTAACAACAGATTCAATTGTTGGTGTTGTTAGAACACAACACCCTTTTATAGATATTTCAGGTAATAGATACGTTGCACTAGGTACAGATAAATTTCTTATCTTATACTTTGAAGGTCAACTTTATGATATTACACCACTAGATACAAGCGCTCAACAAACTAGCGCAACACTAGCTACAACAGATGATTCAACAGCAGTTACAATTACCACTAGTTCAGCTCACGGTTTAGCATCTGAAGATATTATTTTACTTGATTCAGTAACCTTGCCTAGTGGAACGGGGCTTAGCGCATCAAACTTTGAAGACAAAGTATTTATGGTTAATACTGTTCCTAGTGCTACTACATTTACTATTACATCTACTGCAGCAGCTACAGCTACTGTATCAACAGGAGGTTCAACCACTGTTGATGTTTACCAAAAAATAGGACCACAAAAACAAACTTATGGATATGGTTGGGGTGTTGGACCTTGGAATGGAATAGTGTCTACTGCTGCCACTACAACAATAAATGAAGGTGGCACGTTTAGTGATAGTGATACAACTTTAACACTAACAAGTGCTGCTTCTTTTCCAACTACAGGCACTATAATAATTGGAACAGAATTAATTACATACACAGGTAAATCAACTAACGATTTAACCGGACTTACTAGAGGTGCTTTAGGGTCAACTGCAGCTTCACACTCTAATGGCGCAACAGTAACAGATGCTAGTGATTACAGTGGGTGGGGCACTGCTTTACCTGCAAATCAGGTTACACTAGAACCAGGACTTTGGTCACTAGATAATTTTGGTGAAGTTTTAATTGCAACAGTTGCAAACGGTGAAACATTTACATGGAATCCATCTGCTGCAAACAGATTAACTGTAAGAGCTTCAAAAACAACTACTGGTTTTGGAACTAGTAACAATCCTACAGCATCGAGGATCACGCTTATATCGCCTACTACTCGTCACTTATTACATTTAGGAACAGAAACAACAATAGGAACAGCATCTACACAAGACGATATGTTTATTAGATTTTCTGCTCAAGAAGATATAAATACTTTTACACCAACCTCAACAAACACAGCGGGCACACTAAGACTACAAGACGGAACTAAAATAATAGGAGCTTTAAAAGCAAAAGAAAGTATTCTTATTTGGACAGATAATGCGCTGTACACTATGAAATATATTGCTTCTCCTTTCTTTTTTGGTGTTGAACAAGTTGGTACTAACTGTGGTTTAATCGGACGTAATGCTGCTGTAGAAGTAGATGGTATTGCTTATTGGATGAGTGCAAAAGGATTTTTGTATTATGATGGTACAGTTAAAACTTTACCTTGTTCTGTAGAAGATGCTGTATTTGACAATTTAGACAAAACTAAAGGGCAACAAGTTTCAGCAGGTTTAAATAATTTATTTTCTGAAATAGTGTGGTGGTATCCAGCAAATAATGATTTTAATAATAAAGGTGTAATTTATAATTATGCAGAATCTGGCCAAGTGCCAGGAGGCGTATGGGCATTATCAACTGAATCAAGAACATCTTGGATGGATGCTAAAATTTATGAAAGGCCTTACGCAACTAAATTTGATACAAGTGGAACAGGTTCTTTTCCAACTGTACAAGGTGAAAGTGGCTTAGGACAAACTAAGTATTTTCAACATGAAGTCGGCACAGATCAAACTAACGAAGATGGTAGTGTTACAGCTATTACCTCACATGTTCAATCATACGATTTTGACTTACAAGGCGAAACAGGTGCTGGAAATTATTTTGTATCTGTAAATAGATTTATACCTGATTTTAAAAATTTAGATGGTAATGCTGATGTTACACTTGCTGTTAAAAACTATCCTTCTAATTCTGACACTAGTTCTACATACAGTCCTTTTACAATTACATCTTCTACTACTAAACAAGACACTAGAGCTCGAGGACGATATGTTAATATTAAAATAGCTAATACAGGTGCTGAACAAACATGGAGGTTTGGAACATTAATGTTAGACGCTAGACCAGATGGAGGACGATAATGGCTAAAGTACTTGTTAGAGTTCCAGAACCAAGAGAAGAATATGATGTAAGCACACAGCGACAAATCAATAGAAGTATTTCAGCTATTGTTGAACAATTAAATACGACTTATCAACAAACGGTTAAAGAAGAACAAGAACAAGCATCATGGTTTTTAAATTAAATGGCAAATAAATACAAAAATTCAAAAGTAGATTTAACTACCACAAACCCTACAACATTGTATACTGTTCCATCTGAGACTGTAACAATTGTAAAGTCTATTTTAGTGTCAAATGATTCTGGTAATCAAGAGACTATAACAGTAACTTTAACCAACAGCTCTGGTAGTGAATTTAGTTTATTTAAGTTATATCCCATATACCTTTTAGGAACTGAAGAATTACTAAAACAACCGTTGGCTATTGATGAGAGTGAGATTATAAAAGTAACGGCAGCCACCGCAAACAGATTGCATGTGGTTATGTCATACATGGAAATAACAAGAGATTAGGAGGTCTTATGTCATTTGAAGAACCAGGGTCAGTAGCATATTTATACGAAGGCGATAAAAAGATTGCTCAAATTAAATGTGATACTACCGTAGTATTAAAAAACGTAAAAACAGGGAAAGAGTATGATTCAGACGCTGAAGGCGATGCAGACGTAGATAGTCCAGATACAGATACTAAACGAGAAGACATTTCCCGTAGTGTCTATATTAAGATTGCTAAAATGCCTGCTATAGGCTCAGATTCATAGTTGCAATTTATGTTAAAAAAAGGTAAATTCAATATTCACAGCCTCATTACAAGCATAGGCACCTTGCCCAACATGCATATAATTATATAGGAAACCTATGGTTAGTTTTAAAGATATTAAAAGAGCAGTTATACCAAGAGAAATTAGTGATTTTACTGAGCAAGCAGAAGACTTTGTACGTCCACTAACCGATCCAATAAGATCCGGTATTGCTAAAATTGTACCTAAAGAACTTAAACCTTATGCTAGTACAATAGCTACTATGTTTTTACCACCTATGGCAGGAGCTATACCAGGATTTTTACAAGGTTTTGGTTATGATGCTTTGTTTCAAAAAATGATGACTGATCCAGATGACGAAGATACAGATGTAGATTTTCTTAAATCATTTATGTCAGGACTTGCTGGTTCTACTAGAGCTAGAGCAGCTAAACCTGCATCAGAAGGTTTATATTATAAAGACCCTGCCGCGACGAATGTAGAATTAATTGATGGAACATATCAACCTGTAGAAGGTTTATCTACAGAACTTCCTGAACTTACTCGAAGAGATATTCTTCTTGGTCGTACAACACCAGGATTAAGTGAACAAGCTTTAGCAGAACAAGCAGCTGCTAGTTTTGAAAGTGGTGCATTTATGCCTACAGAAGGAAACACTTTTAGAGAAGCATTAACAAATATTACTCAAGGCACTGCTGATTTTTTACAACCTTATGTTGACCCTATGTCAGGGTTTGATCCTAATAAACCAATATCATCCTCATTAAAAGGAATAGGCCAAACATATGCTGGTGCACAAGCTGTTGGTACACCATCACAAGTTAGAGATGCGGCTGCCGCGTTAAAAGCAGCAGAAGCCGAGTACGCAGCTTATCTTAATCAATTAGATGCAGATCAACGTGCTTCAATAGAAGCTGATAGATCAGCGCGGATCGCGGCTTATAAAAAATACATGGGACTAGCTGGTTATACAGAAGAAGAAATTAATGAAGCTTTAATAAATGCGGGGTACGTAACAGCAGGTGATACAGTATACGCGGCTCGAGGAGGTCGTATTGGTTTTGCTAATGGTACGGATGAAATGGGAATAGGTAATTTTGTTGAAGCAGAAAAAGTAAGAACAGAATTTATGGACAAGATTCAAAGAATGTTACAAAGAAAAAAGATGGAAATGCAAATGAATGATCCTGGCTTAATGCGTTTTATGAACGCTGCAATTCCAGGCGGTGAAGGATTCTATACAAAAGAAGAGATGGCATTTCCTGACATGGAAAAAAGATATAAACAACATATAAAAAAGATGGAAATGGACCAAGCCGCAGATGACTATAAAATGATGGAACGTACAAAAAATAAACTTGGCGGTTATCTCGATATGCTTGATAATAGAGATATGAATATGAAAAAAGGCGGAAGAATTAATAGAGCAATGGGAACAAGAACTACACCTGAAGGTGATCCAATATCACCAGACGTGCCTGCCGGTATGCAAATGGATTTACGTGGGGGAGGTTTCATACCGTTAGGTACAGAACCAAGAGCCGATGACGTGCCGGCAATGGTTGGAAAAGATGAATTCGTATTAAACGATAGAGCAGTTGCAGGTATTGGTAAAATGATGACAGGTGTTGCTGATCCTAGAGCAGGAGCTAAAGCTTTATATGAATTACAAAATCAAATGGAGTCAATAGTATAATGCCATCAGAATTTGATACCCAGCAAACCACCATACAAAGACCAGCGCCCTTTATTGAGGCAGCGGGAACCGCGTTTACAGGTAGACTAACACCATTACTTGATCCAACTAGCGCGGTTAACATAGGTGGATTATATCAAGACCCTGCACAACAAAACGTTTTACAACAACAAGGATTGCAACAAGCCGCTACACAAGCTGGACTTGGTCAACTTCAATTTGGTGGACCTGGTGGAACTTTAAGTAACGTAGCAGGTGATGGTGTTGCAGCTTACGAACCATTTTTAGCTGAGTCACAAAGACTAGCAGGTGTTGACCCGACAACAGGTCAAGTTACAGCTGCAGGTATGACAGCAGCACAACAACCTTACATGTCACCATATCAACAACAAGTTATTGATACGACGACAGCTGCATTTGAGAACCAAAGAGCACAACAAAGACAGTCTATTGCTGACGCAGCTATTGGTGCAGGTGCATTTGGTGGTGGCAGAGAAGGCGTGCAACGTGGTGTATATGATGCACAAACAGATTTAGGTATAGCTCAACTACAAGCAGGTTTAAGACAACAAGGTTTTCAACAATCAGAAGCAGCTAGACAAGCTGGAATGGCTAATCAACAAGGACTAATGCAAGCTGTTCCTAATATACAACAAAACTTATCTTCTAATTTAATGCAATTAGGCTCAGGCCAACAAGCACTACAACAATCAATGATTGATCAAGACATGGCACAAGCTAGAGAAAGTGCATACGAACAACAACAGAGACTTGGTTTCTTTGGTTCACAGTTTGCACCGTTTACAGGTGGCTTTGGTGCAGCATCACAATTTACAACTAATACGCAACCACCTCCTAGCACACTTAATACTATTCTTGGTGTTGGTGGTATGGCTGCAGGGTTAATGGGTGGACTTGGAAGTTTAATACACGGTGGTGGTTAATGAGTAAGATTTTAAGAAGACCAATGTTTAAAATGGGTGGCAATGCTGACAGTGGTATTGTGTCTGGGTTTGAAAGAAAAAAATATGATCAAGGCACACAGGAAGAAGACTACATTTCTACTTATTTAGAATCTGTAGAAAAAGATAGAGACTCACTTAATCAGCTTATGGGCACAGCTTTTCCAGAAGAAGCACCATCATATGCACAACCTGGCTTTGGAATGTCAGAATGGTTAGCGCTTGCTAAACTTGGCGCAAACATTGCAGGTTCACCTAATCGCGGAGAAGGTTTTAAAGCATTTGCTGCGTCAACAGCACCGGCGTTTGGTCAATTTGCAGAAGACATAGATGTATTAAACAGAGAAAAAATGAATAGAGCAGCAGAGTATGACGCAACTAGAAAAGAAGCATTATTAAAAATTGCAGGAACACAAGCACAACTAGGTGCTGACGCTGCAGGTGGAGTGTTAGAAGCAAGAACACAACAAGACATAACAGAAATGCAAATAAAAGGAGCACTTACTCAAGAAAAAATAAAAGCAATAACTGATCTTGCTGTTGCACAAGAAAACTTAACTTCACCTCAATTAATATTAAAAGGAACTACATTACTAAATCAAATAATTAGAGGAAGTAATCCAGATGATCCTACACAAAATTCAAGAAGACAAGATGCTATACAATCTTTAAAAACTTTAAATGACACAGGTTCTGAAGAAAAAGCTAAGTTAAGAAAAAGTTTAATGGAAGGTAATATTATGGAAATTACCTCAAACGTATCAATAATAGACGCAATACCAAATGAAGAAAGAACGGGTGATCTTGCACGGTTTAAAGATCTAAATTCAATACAGATAAAAGCTTTACTTGTTAATGAGATGGTTAATTTAACTTATCCAGAACAAGATTTATACATACCAGAATATGAGCCTGGTTATGTTATACCTGAAGACACATTAACTTGGTACCGACTTGGTGGAACAAGCGCAAGTCTTGCTGACTTTTCAAAATCTATAGAAGATTTTAAAACAGGTGGACGTGTAGGTTATGCTAATGGCACAGACCCTTATGAAGAGCGTTACAAAGAAAAAGAATTAGATCCAGGACCAATGGAACCAGGTCCTATGCCTGATCCAAACGCACCTCCTGTTATGCAAGCATCTTCACCTATAAGTTACGAAGAATTAAGAGCAAGATTACCACGAGAAGTTTCAGACGAAGTTATAAGATTACTAGCATCTAGTGAACAAGCTTTATTAGACTTTGCACAAATACAAACCCAAGATGATATTGCTCGATTTAATCAAAAGTATAACGCAGATTTAGTATTACCATCACAAAACCAGGCGGTTTAATATGGGAAACGGTCTAGCCGATTTAATAATATCTCCTGAACAGTCACTTGAGTATCAAGATTACGCAAAACAATATCAAGACTTTTCAACTCCAAAACAAGCAGGTGTATCTCCTTTGTGGGAAACCACGATTGCTGACGCTTCTATATTTGACTATGGGTTTAGAAAGTTCGGTATCGAAGAGCCTATAACTGACAGAACTTTTAGTCCTGCGTTTAATTTTTCTGGTGGATATTATGACCTTGAAAGGTTTGAAGGACAAGGTTTATCTCCAAGCGAAGAATTAAGCATGCTTGATACTAATTCAATAACAGATTTTAACACTTTTAAAAGGATGGTTGAAATAGGTCTTATCTCACTTGACCCAAAATCAGGAGAAGTTTTTAATCCTTATCAACAAAACATTGAAGGAAAATTTAATCTTGCAGAAGAGGAAATAAGAAAAGCGTTTGAATCAGGTCAATTTGGCCCGTCTGTTTTATATGACAAGAGCATGGGAGAAACTGTTTCAGATTTTAGATTGTTTGAACAATTTAAACAAAAATTAGGTTTAGATATAAAAAAAGAAGGTTTAGGAGAAGTTGGAAAAGCTTTTGTAGGAAGCGATGCAGGCGCACAAATTAAACTTGTTAAAGGTGAAGGTAATGAATATTTTGATCAAATAAATGGTAATTTTTATGTAGCTGTAGATGAAAACTTAGATGTAGAAAATAGTAACTATGTATTAAATCTTATAAAAGAAGCTGATCCAGAAAAATATAAATACATAATGAAGTTAAAAGAAAATATTAAAAACCCAAACAACCCTTATTCAGATCTAACTAAAGAAACATTAGAAAAAACATTAAGTAAGAATACTGTTGTAACAGCAGATGGTTTAAAACTAATACGAATTAATGATTATTCAGCAACGCCTGGTGCAACAGCGGCATATAAAGACGCAGCAGGTCCTGAAAGTGGGTCATATCTAGTAGGTCAAGCTGGGCAAATATTACTAGAATTTATTCCAGTTGTCGGAGCGTTTTCTGGTGCAACAACTCAAGGAATAAAAGCAGGTGGTAGACTAGCAGCTTTTCTTACAAACAAACTTGGTTCAAAAGCAGTAGATAATATAAAATTTATTTGTAAATCACCCTGTAAAATAGACCCACAAGGTTTAAAAGATTTAAATGATGCTGTAAAAAATAAATTAATAACACAAGCACAAGCAGATCAAATAATTTCTGCGGGTACAACTCAAGCAAGAGCATCTAATATACTTGCTAAACAAAGTAACATTGGTAAAGCAAGCCCTTTTAGCAAAAAAGAAATAAATGTTTTTAAAAAAGATTTAGAAAAAAAATATCCTGGGTATGACACAGAAGGGTTATTACCTTATCAATTAAAAAACCCAAGTACACATGATCCTAATTTTGCTAAAAAAATATATTACAATAAATGGCAAGTAGAACATGCAGATCAAGCTGATGAAGCCTGGGCTGTTGTAAATAAAAAAGTAGAAGACGCAAGGAAAACAGGTAACAAAGCTGCTATTAATGAGTTTTCAAAAGTCATGGATAGATTTTTAAACTTAAAACCAATTGATGAAGCAACTGGAAAACCTGTAACCATGGAACAATGGTTAACTCCAATAAAATCTGATGGCACATTACATACTAATCCAAACGTACAAAGAGATATATTGGAAAGGGGCAGAGCAAAATGGAATGAATTAAGAAATGCAAAACGATCTGATTTTACAATGGAGGGTATAGATCGTTTGGGCAAATCAGAAGCTGATAGATTATTTAATGACATGAAAAGAGCGGGTGAAGATAAATTTAAAAAAATTAAAAACAAACAAGGAAATATTATTGGCATGAAGGTTATAGACAAAAGTGAACCTGGTTTTGGCAATACATATTATACAACTGGTTATTTAAGAAAAAATCCTGAAAAAGCTAAAACTTCATTATCTATTAGAGATCATCCAACATGGCAAGTACACCAAGATATGATACAAGCAGCAAAAGATATTAAGTTTGGCACAATTGATCCAAAAATTGCTGATGAAATTTTTGATGTTGTTGGTGATTTTTCAACGTACGGTACAAAAGGTAAAAAGTTTACACTGAATACTTTAGGAGATTATTTATATACTTTGGACAGATATGCTGATCCAACAAAAGCAGACCTAACAAGGTACAGATCACTAGGTGCAAAAAATATAGTTGAAATACATCACACTAAGGGCGTAAAACAAAGCGCAACAGATCCTGCGTTTATGCAGGCCGCATCTAAAAGAGACAATGCAGCTGCAAATAAAATTATGACTGCGTTTAATAGAAACGTAGAAACACTTGGTCCAGAACAAGCTATAAAACAAGCGGTAAAAGACGCTAAAGATTTTCCAAACTTACAAATGCGTTTTGACGTTGATGGTGTTGAGTATCAAATAGGTCCAGATTTAAAAATAAAAGATGTAGTTAACAATATTAAAAATGAAATAAATGAATTATGGAGTAAACACTTACAAGGTAAACCTGATGAAATAAAAAAAATGGCAGACACTTTTGGTTTTAATCCACCAAAAGGCAACGCTGAAGGTGGCACACCTATTTCAAGAGAAAAATTTAAAATTGGTGATCGTGATCCAGATAAAGAGGATGATCCATATGAAGATTATGGAAATACACCAGGCACTATTTCATGGGCAGTTGATACACATACTAAACAAGTTCAACAAGATATTATGGATATGTATGCATCTGAAAGAATGAAACCTTTTCATGATTGGTTAGATACAATAGAATTACAACAAGACGAAATAAATAAAGCCTTAGAAGATAAACTTAACCCACCTAAACCAGTTAAATTTAAGTGGAGTGAAACTCCAAGGCTTTTAACAGAAAACCCTTTAATAAAACAAGCAGGCGCAATGGTTTCTGTACCTGAAGTTCCTGCTTTAGAAGCTATTGAACTACTTTATAATGGCATAAGGTCTGGTGTAGAAAATGATATTGAAATGGAAAACTTTTTTCCAGAAGTTTATACCTTGTACAACGCTATAAAAGGACCAGGAGTTAGAGAAACACCTAAAGAACAAGATTATATTTCAATGATTGATGAAATAAATCGTGCTCAAGAAACAGGTCTTACTAATTTTGCTTACAGTGTAGCTGATTTAGCATTGTCAATACCCGATGCTATATTACCTACAGAGTTTACTGAAGAAGTTAAAAGACGTTATGCAGAAGCAGATTTAAATAAACCCGAGACT